ATTATCCATTTAGAAATGAATTTGATTGGGAAGAAATGTCTTATTATAGGTTTGATATAAATGGTCAGAATATTTTAGATTATAATTATGATGAATACTCTTGTGGAAATTGGGATGAAGATATAAATAAAACATTGTCTGTTTTATATAAATAAAAATAATTCATAAAAAAAGAAAGGAACATATCATGCACTTAATTTTTAGCCTACTACTTTCTGCCGTTCTCTTTAATAATAAAAATAAAGAAAAAGTAAAATCTGGAGAATATACGGTTGTTGGAAAAGGAAATAACCGTAAATTAAGAGATAATAAAACTGGAATGTATATAGTTACGTAAAAACATTAGAGGAAATTTTATAATTTGAGATATAATTGTGGAATATATAAAATTGAAAATATTATTACAGGTGATTTTTATATTGGTCAAAGTATAAATTTAAAAAATAGAAAACATAAACATTTTTATACCTTGAAAAAAAATAATCATTTCAATATTCATTTACAAAATTCATATAATAAATATGGAAAAGAAAGTTTTATTTTTCAAGTTATTTTATATTGCGAACCATTTGATACAAATTATTATGAACAAAAAATAGTAGATAATTTTAATCCTAAATATAACAAAAGAAAAAATTGTATTGTTAGTAATGTTGGCATTATTCATAATGAAGAATTTAGAAAAAAAATATCTATTAGTAGTATGGGAAGAATGAAAGGTTATAAACATAATAATGAAACACTAAGAAAAATGTCTGACGCTCAAAAACAGGCACATAAAAAAAGAAAATTTTTAAATTGTAAAAATACATCCATATCTTTAACAATAAGAGAAAGTGATAAAAATATATATTTTTCTAAGGAAGAAATAAATAATATAAAAATTTTAAAAAATTCTGAAAAAGAAAGATTTCTTTTTGGATTATTTTTATTTTACAAAATGAAAATTTTATCTGAAAAAATAAAAAAAATAGAAGTAAAAAATTATTTGGAGATAAAAGAAAATGTTTTAAAAAGATCGAAAAATCTCGGAAAGATCAAAGATTTTAATTATAAAAAATTAATAGAGACATTAAAATATTTTGAAAAATTAAAAATAATAAATATAGAAAACAATCAAATATTTTTTAAAGAATATTCTCATAACAAATATTTTATTATTAATTCCAAAAACAATTTTTCAAATGGAATTATTGAATATTTTAATTTTTTTGGATTTCCCTGTGAGAAATGCGGAAAAAGAATTAAAAGAAAATGTAATAGACAAAAATATTGTCCTGATTGTTTAATAGAAATAAATAGAGAACGTTCAAGAGTTTCAATAATAAAAAAAAGAAATTATAAAAAAAGTTCTATATAAATTAAAATTAAAAGAAGAGATAAATCAAAAGGGAGAATATTAGAATTTGAAAAAACTTCAACAATATTATATATTCAAAATTTCAACAACAATTTTAAAAAATTCAAAATATAATTTAAATTTATCTATCAAAGAAGCCAGAAGATCTTCTTTGATTGTTTCAATTGGTGATTCTCAAATGCTACGCAGTCTTAGAAAAATTAAAGATATAACAATAGACGAAAAAGAAATTTCTGAATTATTTCTGGAAAGAAAAAAAATAAAAAAGAAAAAATCATCTGAAGAAAATTTAAAAAGAATTTTAGAAATTGATGGTCTTTTAGATAAATATTTATTTGTTCCAGAAATAGTTTCAATATTGGTTGATAATATTACTCAATATAAAGAAATTGGAAAAAAAGGTTTTATATTAAACGGGAAAAAATATGTTAGATTTACATGTGGAGCAGGTCAAGCAAGAAGAAATAATGCTTTGTTTATTGATCAACAATATGAACAATCTTTAAAATCTATTTTAAATAATGACAGAGAGGATATAGAAATTACTCCGGCTAAATTTTCTGCCTATTTTAGTTTGAGCACTTCTGCTACATTGCCCGTTTCTGATCCATATTTTTGTGTTGTTCCCGATAAAGAAATAAAAAGAATAGAAAGAGTTGACTTCGTAAAAGAAAACGAAGGAGAGGATGACACTGTTGAAGAAAAAGATATGGAAATTACTTTCAATCTTTGGGATGGACAGGGAATTATTTCTCCAAAAATGGCTAAAAAGTGGGCAGAGGATCTTGAATTAGACTATGTGCCTTCTTCTTTTATTGTTCGATCTAATTTTATTAAAGGTCTTGTTGTAGTGATTGACTTCCATAAATTTTCAGATGAAATTGGTAAACGTTTTATAACAGATATTTATGGTGATAAAATAAACATAAGAGATATGGATATTATTTTAACTCAATCCCAATTTAAATTATGGGATGCGTTTTCTTCTTTATCTGATTATAAAAAGAAATTAAAGAAAAATAATTTGGAATGGGGAGTTTCAAGAGTTGCTCCAAAACAAGATACAAAATATACCTTTTTAAACTATCAATTTATTCAAGTATTAAACTTAAATGAAGAATCAATTAAAAGACTTGTTCAACCAACTATTGATTTTTTTAATAAAATTATTCAAAGTGATTATAGATATACTCTTTTATATTTATTAGGTAAAATATCTAATAAAGAATATGATGAAAATATTTTTTCAAAAATACATGATAAAGTAGCAAAAGCCATAATATTAAATAATAAATTAATTAACGATCCATATATTAAAAACAATATAATAAGAAGTTTAAATAAAAAAATAAGAGAATCTTATATTGGAAATATTTTAATAGATGGATCTTATTCTATGATGGTTTCTGACCCCTATGCTTTTTTAGAATATATTTTTGATCTTCCAATAGAAGGACTTTTAAAAAGAGGAGAACACTATAATAAATATTGGTTAAGTAAAAAAGAAAATGTTTTAGCTGCAATGAGAGCTCCTTTGACTTGGAAATCTGAAGTAAACATATTAAATTTAAAAACAAATGAAAAAATAAAAGAGTGGTATCAATATTTAGATAATTGTGTTGTGTATAATGTTTTTGGCAATGACACTCTCAGGCAAAGTGACAATGATTGGGACGGAGATTTAATTTGTATTACAAATAATAAAGAAATTATAAATAATGTACCTGGTGGAAATCCTGTAACATATTCAACTAAAAAAGCACCTAAGAAAAAAATAAAAGAATCTGAATTATATCTATCTGACATTAATGGATTTAATTCTAAAGTTGGTTTTGTAACAAATGTAGCTACAACCATATTTTCAATGTTACCTTTGTTTCCAGAAAATTCAAAAGAATATTCTGAATTGATCAAAAGATTAAAATGTTTAAGAAAAGAACAAGGAAGTACCATTGATGCAACTAAAGGACTTATAATTAAACCATTTCCTCGTCATTGGGCTGAAATAGTTAAATATGATGAATCAATGACAAAAGAAGAAATCGAAAAAATTAAATTTCAAAATTCTATATCAACAGGAAAGAAAAGACCTTATTTTATGAGATGGCTATATTCTTCGTATAATAAGAAATATAAAAAATTTAATTTAGAGAATGCTTCTTCAACAGCTTATTCTAACTTCAATAAAACGGTGGAAGAATTATTGTCAGAATATGATTTAAATAAAAATTCTTTATCTGAAAATGAAATTAAATTTGTTGAGGAATATAGATATAAAAATCCTTTTATTGAAAGTAATTGCATAATGAATGTTTTATGTAAGTATGTTGAAAACGAAGTAAAAGAATTAAAAACGATTGATTATAAAAATATTAACGAAGAATTAATTCTTTTATTAAAAAATAAAGAAATAAAAACAGATCCAGAAAAAATAAAAAAATTATATTCTCTTTATAAAAAATATAAAGAAGAAAAAAATAATATAAACTCCTACAATGATTCCACTTATAATTTTAAAACAATGGATCAATACAATAGAAAAGTTAGACTTGATGCAGATGAAATATCTTCAAATGGATCTGAATTAGCAAATTTAGCCGTAGACATATGTTACATAATACATCCCAATGATAATAAAACATTTTTATGGGGTGTGTTTGGTGATGATTTGTTAGAAAATATAAAAACAAACTCTCAAAAGGATGTGAAAATTCCTTTTATTGATAAAAATGGAGATATTGAATATTTAGGAAACTTATATTCTATGAAAAAAATAAATATTGTTTCTGATTATGATATTGGAGAGGAATACAATTATGGCAACTATTCTTGATGAATTGTCTTATGCTAAAAAATTAATAAACAATGGATTAACTCGTTTTATGAGTGGAAAAGACGTCCGTGTATTGATTAAATATTTTAGGCACATTGGAATTGAAGAAAATAAAATATATGATGAGATGATTTCTTTTCTAAAAGAAAAAGAACCCAATTTTAGCGAACTTGTATATCAGGATATGATACTCAGGACAATTAAAAATACTAAAAAGACAGGTTTGAGACTTCCCGAAGATATTCCAATAACTAAAAATGAATTTGAAAAAATAAAAAATATAAATAATTATAGAGAAGAAAAAGTGATGTTTACTATTTTAGTTTTAGTAAAATATTTTAGAATAACAAATCCTAAAAAAGTCGTTTATAATGAGGAAGAAGATGGTAATGTAAATCATTATTATTTAAACATGACTCTTCCAACAATTTTAAAATATGCCAAAACTAGCAAGAAAAAAGATGAAAATATATTTTATTCTTTAACTCAGAAAGGGTTAATTTATAGGTATTATCAGGTTGAAGATTGTTGGTATAAAATATTTTTTGATAAAAACGATGATTCTGAAACAGTAATTACAGTTACGGATATGAATGATATTCCTAGTTTTTATCCTTTTTATTGTTTAGTGTGTGGAAAAGTAATTGAAAAAAGAAACAATAGACATAATATGTGTAATGATTGTTGGAAAAAAAATGATTTAAAAAAGAAATCAATAAGAAATAAAAGATATAATTATAAATAAAAATTTTATGCGTATAGTATAAGGCGTTTTAGGATAGATGTGGTATACTGTGGATATTATATACCAAACTTAAAATAAACCCAACAGGAAAAACAAAATGTTAAAAAAAAATAAATACAATCTTCAAAATCGTCCAGAAGTAAACGAAATAACAACAAGTCATTTTTTACACCTGGTATCAGAAGATGCAGGTTTTACCTTATCTGATACCCGTATATTTTGGAGATCCGTAGTTAGAATCATAGCTCGTGCAATTGTATCGGAAAAAATCTTAAAGATTCATGGACTTGGAAAAATTTATGTAAAGACAATTCCACCAAGAAAAATGTGGCTCGGATTAAAGAATAAAGAAGGATGGGTCGATGAATCAAAAAGAATTGTATTTCAATTTTCCAGAAGTTTAAAAGAATTGCTTTATGATTATGTTTATTCAGGTGGAAGAAATTCAGCAAAATATTTTGATGATATTGAATCGGATAATTTTGAAGATGATGATGAGTTTTAATAATTAAAAATCATTCAAAAACCAATAAATGAGTGATTTTATTGGATTAAGTTATATAATTTATTTTATAATTTTCTCTTGAGGAAGAGGAAGAAAAGGAGATTGATATGAGTTTAATAGTAATAAGTGAAAATAATAAAAAAAGTTATCAGGCTTTATCAACTGATATAGTTGGTGGAAAAATTGATAATGCTTCTTGGATTGGTGCTGATGTTTATATTGTGGATACACAAAAATGGTATAGGGTTGGAGAAGATTTGATTTTATATCCTTTAACTTCAATATCTGAATCTACATTGAGAAATGAAATTTTAACAATTATGGATTCAGGTTCGGAAATATCTGGTTCTGTTACAGTTAACAATACGGATCTTGCCGCTTTAATTACTCCTTTAGATTGGACTACAAACAATATTTCTTTTCAAGTTTCTCATGGTGATGGTATTTTTACTTCTTTAAAAGGATATGATACAGGAACAGAATATTATATTACTTCTGCTTCTGCTGGAGGATGGTATCCTTTGGTTTTTCAAAACTTTTATGGTGTAACTGATTTAAAAGTTGTTTCGGGATTAAGTGCTTCTCCTGTTGCTCAATCTGGAAGTAGAATCATTACTCTTGTGACAAGAACTCTTTAGGAGGAATCTATGATGACATTAATAATAGGCGGTTATCATGAGCTACCAAGTCGGGGAACGACAAACACCTGCTCAGCCGCCCCTTCAAGTCCTGGTAAGGAGGATGGATGAGTAAACGATTATTGACGGTGTTGGGGGGAAGTCCTTCTGTCAACTTCACCCAAACAACCTACAAAGGCGAAGCGGTGTACGGTGTCATGTGGGATAAGACAGACAGTGATCTTGTTCGCACAAATGCCAGCGTGGGCATGGTTGCAAACGCAGGTGAGGGAGCCAGCACCCCGACGA